GAGAGAATAAGTAGCGTCTGCATATCCAGAAGCAGGTGTAATGATAAAATCTACACTAGCAGTGGCCGCTCGCCTTGATCTTGGAGTATAACCAATGGATTTTGCTAATGATACCACAGAGCTTCTTTTGACAGCAGAATCTATGAAAGATTCATTTGCTAACATATGAGCCAGTACAGCATTATAATGCGTATTGTATGCAAGAGTATCTAAAAGAACAGACAAGGCAGATCCTTCAAAATCATAAGTATTAAACTCAGATTGAGCTTGCATAAATGTTTTTAAAGATTGTTTTATGTTGTCAAAATCTAATTCTGTTACGTTTAATTGTGCCATTAGTTTATCTTAACCTTTTTAGATTGGCTGTTAGTTTTTGAGGCTTATTAATACCTACAACGAAAAACATTATAGATACATCGTATGCATTTGTATCAAAATTTGCAATAACACTAATAGACTCTATTTTTACTCTAGGCTCGTAGCTTGTTACAACATTTTCAATTGTAGTAGCAATTGAAGTTGCAATCATCTTTGACATAGGCTCAAACAAATATCCTCTCAGATTAGCTGCTTTGCCTGGATCAAACGGTCTCTCATAAAAGTTGGTGTTTATTAAAATTCTCAACGCTTGTTTCGCTGCGTTGACATCAAGTTTTTTACCTACATCATTTGAATCTGTGGCAGTAAAACTCAAGTCTAAGTCTTGGTATATTCTAGATTTTTTTACAGTTTCGTTTGCCATATTAGTATTTATAACAGGTTAAGTTATATTCCTATTGTATCTGGGAGTTGAACATCAACAAAATTAGTTGCTGCGTCTTTTGCTTTCTTTACTGCATCTATTCTATACACAAATTCTTCTACTATAGGTATTTGTATTCCCAACAAGTCTGCAATAGGACTGCTTTTTGGTGTTGATATAGGAGTACCTTTTAATACAAATCCTGCGCCGTCTTCTTCAAAGTTTGGGATTTTTTGACAGAGATTATTTAAATCCAATGCCCCATCTTTTAGTAGTTTAGGTATATCATTAATATCAATGTTTCCCAAATCTAATCCACTATATTTAGTCTTTAGATTAGATACTTCATTTGTAATGTCATCTACTGCTAGTTTTGCAGTGAGAATATCAGATGCGAATGACTGAATGTCAGTCTGCAATCCTTTTATCTCTTCTGGGATTTCAATCTCTGGAATATATTCTTTCAATTTACTAGTTACCAAAGATTGTATAGCAGCAGCATCACTGGCCATAGCTACGATTGCTGCCGCATCAGTAATAGCTTGTCCCTGTGCAGGAGTGATTGGTATCTTATCAATTAGCCCGTCTATAATATCATTGGCACTGCCGATAGACTGTGTAAGTTCTACTAGTTTTTCAGTTGCTCCGCATAAACTCATATATTACTCCTTATGGTGTAGGCGTACCAGAAATTCCAGCACCTGTTGTAACACCAAGATGTTTGTGAGTTCCAAGATTAATAGCTCCTTGCAGTATCGATCCTGCCGTTACTGATCCTGCTGTTACTAATCCTGACACATTCAATGCACCTGTTATACCATATAACCCAGTATGAGATGTGATGCCTGTAATATTTCTAGTAGCAGCTACAATCGTTTGTATAGGGGTTGAAATTGTCTGTGATGCAAGAGCAGATAGGGTCTGTACTGTGCTTGCCTCAACTAATTGCACTGCTGCGGTTACTGTTTGATTCAGAGCAGCAGACAAAGACATGTTTAAACTTAAAGCTTTGAAGTCACCAATAGGAGCATTCATACTAACATTACCTGTAGCACTCATCACTTTATAACCTAAAATAGCTGTGTGTGAGGTTGACCCTACAGATATGCTTGTCATATTTCCTCCAGTTGTCGCAAAAGAGTTGCCGCCTACTGTAGTTGTGCTATCTCCTATGACCAAATCTGTTTTGCTTCCGCCTACTCTAAGTGCTTGGTCTCTTTTAATTGAAGAGCTTTGACCAGACAATACTTCAGTTAAATCGTTACCAACAATTTTAGTAACTCTATTTCCAGCTACTGTGGTAAATAAATTGCCACCAATCTCTTGATACATATCACCAGTTACGAGCATTCTAGCATCGCCGCCGATAGTGACATCACAAGACCCTTTGATATAAACTTTTTTGTCTTTTAGTGTTATCTCGTATTCATCACCTACGACCTTTGTAGTCTTTGATCCATCTGCTTGTATTTCGTAAAAAGTGCCGGCAGTATGATATTCGTGTATTCTTTCATTGTTGGGCGTGTCATCTACTTCAAATACATGGCCGCTTTCAGTTTCATTTACTTTGTTGTAAGGATACACAGAGCAGTTGTTATCAAAATTAGGCTCTTGATTAGGTGCATTATAAGTGAAGTTATCATCACCAAATCTAGGATGAGGTTCTTCCCAAGTTTCTCTAGTATAAACTGCACCTGGTATGTCAGATGAAACTGAGTCTACATGAGGAGCGGCTGCACGAGGAATCGCCTCTTGTCTTGCCGCTCTTTTGTTCACTAGACTAGAATGCTCTTCTGCTACTGCGTTTCTTGCTAATCTAGATAAATCTGATTCCTGTAGTCCGTTTAGACCTGTGCCGGTGTCACTTCGTGGATATATCCCCGATGGATCTGAAAACCCTATCTTCGGATCTGTATTCTTATTTCTAGGTTTTCCTGCAAGACTGCCGACTATAACAGGCTGTTGTCCCTCATCTCCATCAGCAAAGAATCCTAAAACAGATGCTCCTTGTATAAAATTGGGTGTTTCTCCGATACCAGAGATGCCCGCAGATGTAGTAGGAGACACAGGAACTGCCCAAGGCAAATCAGCAGTAGGAAGTTCTTCTTTAATTTCAGTATGATATCCGACAATTCTTACTTTGCATCTGCCGAGCATAGCAGGATCTACACGATCTTCTACTACTCCTATCCACCAATTAAAACTAGGATACATTATCAACCTCTTCTTCCATTTCAACTTTCTCAGGGGCGTTGCTTATTCCGTTTTTGATTATCTCCATATTCATAGTATGTCTGTCAATAGTTATCTTATGATGTATTGCTGAAATAAGATACAGACCAGATAATATAGGATCTAATACAGTAGACAAATCTTCATTGGGTGGCTCTGATGATGGATATAAAACACTAATAAGGCGACCAACTTCTATGTCAGTTCTACCGGGTACTAACATCTCTAATTTGTTATTCTCAAACGATTTTAAATAACTCGCTCTTTGTAATCTTCTTGTCTGTAATTTATTGGAAGTACAACCATCTGGCAAATCTTCTTCATCTGTTAGGCCGTAATCATTATATAATCCAGTATTATATGAGTTATAATTCTTTCTAGCTAAAGGATTTCTTTTCAGCGAAGAAGGTAAAGTGCTTACAGGACCGGTTTTAGTAAACCTTTTCATGTCCTGTACAAAATCAAAATCAGCGTGAATAATTTTTTTAGTATAGAAATCATATCCATCAACACTTGCTGAAAATGCTCCGATGTTGTTGCCACTTAGAGTGTCTATAGTAGTTAACATTTTCAGATTTTCAATTACTGTTATTCCATCTGGCAATACATTTCCAGCAAATTTCTGACTAGAAATTCTTCTAGGCATTTTTGCGCCATTTCGCTCTAATACATATTCATCAAAAGGACCGTTGACACGCTGTTGATAAATTAAAGATTCAATACTGGCAAAATAAAAAGATTTATTTGTCTCAAAAAACAAATAATCAGATCCCTCTAGTGTAGCACCCTTTGATATCTTAGAAATGTAATTTAGATTTTTAAAAGGAGACCAATGATTAGAAGTGTATTTTATTGTGCTAACATGCGGCGTGTCTAATACAACTAAAGGACGGTCAAACTCTATATGTTCTTTATATATTTTTTGAGCAACTTCATCTGTAGTGCCTTTATATGATTTAGTAACTACAGTTGTTTGGTCTTCATTTCCTTCAATAGACATGAAAGATATATTATAGTATTGTGACCTATCATCATTCAAGATTCTATCAGAAATAGAATAAATTTGAAATGTTTTTTGTATTACATTAGATGGAGAATCTTCTAGTGTGGGAGTTCTCAATTTAATTCTGATATACTCATTACCCATCAGAGGTAAATTTGATATTAAGTTTATAGCATCAGCAACAATAAGGTTGCCTGACATACAAGAAGAAAATATATTCTCATATAAATTAATCTCTAACATAAAGCCTGATATGTCAGATATCTGTCCAGTATTAGGACTTGCGATAGAAATTTCTTCTATACGACATTCACCTGCATGAGTTAATATTTCATTGGTTGAATCCATATTATTTTGACATCAATTCTTTATAATTAATTATGAATCTGGCTAAAAAAGATTTTTTCAACAAGAAAATTTGTCTTTTCTTTTCATTAATTTCAACTTCGTGATTGAAATTAGAAACTACTTCTACTGTGCCATCAGAAATGCCAACAGGATCATAATCTACAATTATGGTGTTATCGGAAGCTAATCTATAGTGATGGTCATTAATATGATTCCCTGCTCCATATTTATCGCTAGTATAATTATACATCTCAGAGTCTAGTTTAGGCCATTCATCGTGAAGACTGACGATATCATTAACAGTCAATATTACCCAATGATATCTTGAAGAGCCGTAAATGTTATTTGCTAATATATCAGGAGTTTCGCCCTCTTTGATATAATAAGACTCAAGAGCCAGCGCATTATTTAATTGTCTGTCTAGACCTACTCTTTGGAAGATGTCTTTAGTTACAATAGTACTGTTGTTGGCTTTATATACAAGTCCTGGCATTGCTTTGAAAAACATTAGAATCCGTCCGCTATTCTGTCGTTGGTGAGAGTTTCGAGTTCGGTGAATGCTAACTCTATATTTATTTCTGCTGGAGCACCCTTCATATTTTTAACAGTAGTAAACGCATCTTGGTTGCCGTAAGTTATTTTTATGTCGGTTAACGCACACGTTGATATTCTACTTAATTCTTTATTTTCATCACCCCTATACATATATTTAATATCAAACTCAGAAGGATATTCTAAAAACAGCCCTGTAGGATCGTTTTCAGGGTGCATATGATATTTAAATAGTTGTATTATTTGTTTTACATTCTCATATTCATTAGAGTTTCTAGGTGTAAATTTATAAGCAAATGCAAATTGTCTAAATCCTATGCTGTTAAACAATTGTTCTTTGTACGGATTAGAAACTTTACCGGATGCTAAATCTAAAGAAGAACCGATTTCTCCAGTGATTCCTAATTGAGATGGTAATTGAGCAGCTGCCTGTATTGCACTGCGAACACCTAATTCACCTATGCCTTTAGTACCTCGTATCATATCTGCGAAACTACTACCATCAGATACATTAGACCCTAATCCAGCAAGGGCGCCGAGTTCTTTGTTTTCCCAGTTGGCACTATATTTTGCAACAGGAGGCTGCGAGATATATAGTTCTATAATACCTAACGTGCGAACAGTTTTTACTGTTTCAATTATACCGGCTGCTATGCCTGTTCCAATCGCACCGGCAGTAGCCATAGAAATACCCTTTCCGACTATATTAGAATTACTTCCAATAACAGACATACCTAGTCCCATAGTTGCTACAAATGCAGTTCCTTTTGAAACGGTAGAAGCTTGTTCTGCGGTCAATCTATTCTGTTGAGTTTTATCTACTATTTCTAGCTGACCAGTTTTACTGTCAGTGCCATCAATATTAAGGTTTACGCCACGTTCATTGGTTAACGCAGCTATTCTACTACTTTCTCTGGCGTTTATTTGAAAACGAACGCTATGTAGCTGCTCAGGATTATCCGCAGAAATCTGTGATAAATTCTGAGGATATTGAAATAGTGTCGGGGATTGAAATATGAAGGGGTCTAATTTAGCTCGGTCTTCTGCATCAAGTTCACTTAAATCTTCTATGTCATTAGACTCAGTGACGGTTTCGTAAAGTGCTGAGCCAAGCTCGGCAGCATCCTCGATGACCCCCCCGAAGAAGGAAGAATCCCCTTCCACCGCGGACGTTGTTACGGCAGCGTCTCTTAAATTTTGAGCGTTTCCTGTTCTTCCACCGGTTCCGGCCATGTTTTTTTATCCTGCTAAATGAATATGTATGTATTATTTATAACAGGATTATCAAT